ATAAGTCGCAATATGTTGTTGATGGCTCTACCTTAACTCCATCATCTGTAAAAGTTGCAGTTAGACCAGAGCCGTCAATGATTTGTAATTCACCCATTTATTCACCTCCTTCAAAATACCATTTTCCGTTAGCTGTAAGTTTTGCCCAAGAAGGTGGGCATTCTTTTGCTTTACAAACATAACCATAATATGGCTTGCCTCCTTTAGAGATTCCTTCTTTTAGAATATGCCCATGTTGGCACGCCGGTGGCTCATTAGGTATCGATGCACCTATCTCAGCAACAACATCTCCAACAGACCATGCAACCGGATCTTTAGGTTTATCAGCTTCAAAACTATCTCTTAAGATTGTTTCAATTTGTGCTGACTTAGATCCAGCCTTGCCATACATGTTTTGCCGGATTTCCAACTTCTCCTTAAAAGATGAGGGTGCAACCACCTTGCTCATTTCTTCCTTAGATGCTCTCTTGCCTTTAGCTGCAAAACCTGCGTTTGCAAGTGCTCTGCCAATCGCTGAAGTTTCGCAATTCTCCAATGCAGAAGTTGAATTAACACCACGATCCGAAATTGTTTCAAAAGCAAGCCCAGTTGCACATGGCTTTGCGTCCGCTTCCGTTTTGAATAATTTACAAAATACAATGAATCGAGTGTTAGATGCCTCGATGAGTTCAGTTTCGATTCTGTTGTCTGGAAATTTTCCATGCCATTTCTCCAATCTTGATTCGACTGTTTCATAATCTTCTAAATTAAATGCCATCTGCTACTCCAAACTCTTGGTCATAGTGGTCGTGCAATTCTTTATAGATGACTGCATAACCAATGATGTCTTTAACACTATCTTGGTGATTTGCAGTTTCGGCAAGTCTGCTGACCTTAACGAGCAGTTGCATGATGCTGACCTGCATTGGAGATATGTAATCTCCATAATAAGCAGACCACAATTCTGAGATTCGCTCGTGATTGCTTTGACTGCTTCCGTAAACCGATCCTCTAGCTGAGAGGATTGTTGCGATCTCATCCAAAAACTCAGTTCTGCTTGTCATAATCGAAAACCTCATCAGACTTGGTTTTAGTGTTCATTAGTCTGCGGTGTGAATCCCACCCATGAGCCCGACCTCTCCAATATCCATTCTGGAATGCGGTATCTTTGATCTCATAAATAATCCATGCAGCAAAAGTCAAACCGACAATTGCCCACATGATTACAAAACCCATATCTCTTGCCTCTAGCCATGCGTTCATGCATTCACCGCCAATTTATCTGCATAAGCAATTTTCCAATCAAAACCATTGGCATCATCAATTGCATAAGCAGCTTTAATTCTTTGAGTGTGTATTTCTGATGCACGATGACCAGATGGTCGCTTGCAACTTAATCCAGCTGCTGCTGAGCAAGTAGGACATTCCAAAGATCTTGGACAAACATCTCCACGAGTGATGCCATCGCACCATTCGCATTTTCTTTCACTTAACTTCATGTTGCTCCCTTACATATCCACAGTATCTCTGTGAATACATAAAGTCTGACCTAAATCAAGTTCTTTATCTACCTGATTTACGGCGTGTTTTATAACGATTAGATAACGCTAATATCCTCAAAATCATCGATATGGTCATCAATCGTGCGGTCGATATAGTCTGTTTCACGCCCCATAAGACTTTCCAAGAGCTGTAAAACTTCCATCTTTGTTAATTGGGATCATCTGCACATTCATATTCTTGCCATCCCAGTCCATAATGACGATGCCCATTTGCCAATTGGCGAGCCCTTTTGTGTAAGAAGCCTTTGCTCGGTTCATAAGATTGCCGGTTTCTACTCCGTAAAGGGGTCTATAAGCCCCGTAGAGCCCCTCTGAGTAGGCTGACATACCTAGTCTATGGGTATGACCGCAAACCACGCTCTTTCCTGCCTTTTTGGCAAGATTTAGGGCAGTCTGTCCAGCGTTGGGATTCATGTTGCCTTCATCGCCATGAGCCAAGATCCAGCCCTTTTCAAATTCAAAGAATGTTTTGTGGAATGTAATGCCCATTGAATCAAAATCCATAAACTTGGCATATTGCAATTCGGGAAGTGAGATCATTCCCGGAACTTTTAATAAAGTGTTATAAAGGCGATCAGTATGATTACTGCGGATAATATGAGCCTCTCGGCTGTGCTCTGTGAGAGCCCACAGAATCTCTTGAGTAGCTGTGCGGTCATCATCCAAAGTTTGTTGATAAGCCAAAGGTGTTTTTTCAGCCCATCGGCTAATGGTTTGAAAGTCGATTTCATCGCCAACGCATAGAACGCTATCAAATCTTTCACGCTTCGCCAACTTAATAACATTTTTGACGGCTGTTTCATGATGGTATGGAATTTGCAAATCACTTATTACTAAGTATCGCTTAATCGTCATCCTCATCGTCAGTTGGATCTATGGAAGGAATAATCCCGCCATCGCCTACGATCCAATCAGGGAAAGTCTTATGCTCGGTCATTAACCAGAATGCGTGCTCTGGTGTAAATCCTGCTTTACGAGCTGCTTTATAACATTCATGCAATGCGGTGTAATGCTGATCTATCTTTGTTAATGGTTCAGGAGATTGGCGAACGACACGACGATTGATCTTTTTGCGTTTGATAGGTTTTCGAGTGTTCGCCATAAATAAAATTATCGCTTAGACATTAAAACAAACAGATCATCGACACGCTGTTCAAGTCGATTAATCTGATCTTTGATTGAAGATCCTCCGTTTGGTTTTAACTCATTCAAGTAAGACTTAATAACCCAGCGCAGACCCACTAATAAACTTGTAGATACGGCGCATACGCCAACGGCTATACCAATGATTTCGTTTGCGGTCATTTGGCATTAATTCCATAATCAGCCTCTTTGCCGGACTTTGGATCTAATGCCTTTGCAATAGGTGCAACCAAAGCACCAGCCAAGATTGCAAATTCTGGACGAATATCAGCGACAATTGCCAAAAGAACAGTTATGCCGGAAGCAGCCACAGCTCTTAAATATGACTTAATTGCAGCCTTGTGTTTGTTTGATAGTTTCATTAGTTGCCTCCTAGTAGTGGGATGTTAAAGAACTCTCCTGATTGTTTTGGATAAAATGAAATATGAATATGTTTGGTGTGGGGATTGATGCCCTTGTATCTACGCCAACGCCAGTTCAATAGTTTGCTGGCAATATGATGATTGTGAATTACATATTTGATCCGCTTATCTGTTTTGCCAGCAATTCGGATTTGATCGGCAAGGTAGGCAGATATGCCTTCGGCTTGACCTAGATCTGCTGTAATGTCAATGGCACAAACCTCACCCGAAGGCAAGGCGTTGTGATCCGATTTTACTTTTTGATGCCTAGCGTCTGAAATCCAACCATCCGATTTTCTAGATCTATCGGCAAAACTGTCATCGATCTGCTCACGCAGTTGAACAGCAGCTTTAGATAACCAAGGCTTCATTAGGACAAGAGAAGTTTGGCTTCATCCTCAGTAATGCCTAAACGATCAAGCAATGCTGATTTGGTTGCTGCTCTTGTTGCTGCTTCGGTTAATTCATCAGCTTTAATTTGCTTAATAGCGGCATCAATTTCTTTTTTAGTTGGTGCTTCGCCTTCTAAGACATCCCATTTGATTGTGCTGTAATCATCATCAGTAAATGAAAATTCAGCAGTTGGGTTTAATTTTTGAATTGCTTTAACTAAATAACTCATTATGCACCTATTTCTAAAAGTGTGATAACTGATTTAGAACTATCATCTTGAGCAAAATAAGTTCCGCCCTGAGCAGCGGTATATACGGCTGCCTGAATCTTGTATGTTGTTGATGAAGTAGTCGATGGGCTGTCCAAATAACTGAAAGAAGTAATAGTTCCAACAGAAACATAAGATTGACCTGTAACGCCTATGTATTGAGTTCTATTTTTGTTAGGTGATTGTTCAAAAACAACAGTAGCATCTCTTAACAACTGTACTCCTGCATGGGATTCAGCCGAATTTCTTTCTATTCTAGCTGCTTGGTTTATTAATACTAAAATTTTTGAACTTGTAGATGATGGAGTGATGCTTGCAGTTAAACCAGTGTCTGTATAAGTTGTAGTTGCAATAGTAGTTGCTGTTGAATAACTTGCTTGAATTACCTGCAAAACTTTGCCACCGCCAGCAGGTGCAACCCATGCAGGAACACCGCCTGAAACTGTAAGGACATTTCCTGTGCTGCCAATTGCAAGTCTTGTATTAACATTCGCTGTTGATGAACGATATTCAATATCGCCAAGAGTTGTTGAAGGGTTTAGGTTTTTAGTTGTGGTATCGACAGATGAACCCAGCGTGCGAATGGCTGCTGCGCCATCCTTAACCAACGCTGTATCATCCGGCGTTGTCCAGCCATAGTTTGTAGTAGTTGCCATTTTTCTCCTATTATCAGGCTACGATTGTAGCGTATTCCCATGTTAAAGTTGGATCAATTGTGTTCCATGCCTCGGTAACTGGCACAGTATTCCAGCGCATCGCCACTTGGCTAAACGCCACCGGTGAAAGATTGATGGTTAAGAATAATTCATTGAACCTTGTGCTCCATCGCCAGCCCTCAACATAACCTTCAAAGACCCCATTTGAGATCTGAGTTGGTAAGTTTTGGATGTTTAATGGCTGACCCATAAAGACACCCAAAAGGTTATCCCGATCGCTGTTATCAATTTGAGGATTGGTTATGGGAAAAGTTATGGATTGAAAGGCTGCCAATGGAAAGGCACGCTGGGCAATGTATCGATCTGCAACCTCTTGAGCATTAGCACCTGAATGAATAGCGGAGTTAATGTTTTCGGCTTTGTAGCCATATAAAGCGATAGATTGTGGACTTGATTCAATGACCTGTGAATTGAAATTGTTTCCATAATTAATATAAATATCATTGCGAATATCAGCAGATCTAGTGATGGTTGATAATCCTTGACCCAAAGCATGTTTTGCATCCAAATCAACATAACCATTTGCTGCTAAATAAGTCTGCCTGTGGTCTGCATCTGCATAACCAATGTCGCCATTAGGTGCTTCATAAAGATAACCAAATGCGCTATCGGCAATAAAACTTGCAATGTTATAGACAGTATCAGGATCAGCAGATCTAGCCGACATTGTATAAAGCCCTGGTTGATCGATTTCGCCTAAACCTTGATTACCTGCCGTTGCCCAAGTTTCTGTTGCGTTATAGGTCGCCCATGTTGTAGCTGCCGGGACATCATTCCATGATGCCAACAAAACGCTAGATAGCAACTCATAAATCTGGTCGCCATCCTCATCTTGTGAAAGATTGTCGTTATAGATTTCTTTCGCAAGTTTAACTAATGAACCCATTGCAAGAATTGTGTAATTTACAACAGTTGCTAATGATCCAGTTGCACCAACCTCAACAGTTACATCGGTAACATCTCCACCAAATAAATTTACATAAGTTCCGGAACTGTCTTTAACTTGCAAACTCAAAGAATCATTAATTTGAAAAGGCAAGGTTTGACCAGATAAGGCAACTAAAGCAACCTGTAAATAAG